CAATCAGGAACAAAATTAACATTAACACAAAGATTAAACAACAAATTATAAAACTATGGCTACAGCATTAAATGTAACAACGAATTTTGTCGGAGAAGTTGCAGGAGAGTATATTGCGGAAATGATTAAAGAAGCAAATACTATTTCTGAAAACTTAGTAACTGTACTACCTAACGTAGTATCTCCTCAATTTATTAGAAAAATAGAAACGGCTGCGGGATTCGTAGACTATTCTTGTGGATTCACTCCAGCGGGTTCTATTACTTTATCTGAAAAAGAATTAAACCCTAAAAAGGTTAAATGGGATTCTGAATTATGTAAAGAAGATTTTAGACAATTATGGACGGCTTCACAAATGGGATTCTCAGCTCATAATGACAACCTACCTCAAACAGAACAAGCAGCTATTTTAGCAGATATGGGAACACGTATCGCAAGAAAAATTGATGTAGATATTTGGGAGGGCGACGGTGCAACAGGAAATTTTGACGGTTTAATTCCTGCTTTATTATTGGATGCAGCGGTTATTGATGTTGCTACTCCAGTAGCTATTACTGCTGCAAACGTAGAAGCAGAACTTGGTAAATTTATTGATGCTATTCCTGACGAAGTTATCGGTGGTGCTGGTGTTGTAATGGGTGTATCTACTAACGTAATTAGAGCAATCAAAAGAGCTTACGGAACACAAGCAAGAGCAAACGGAACTTTCTTAAAGCCATCTGAGTTTGATTTTGAAGGTTATACTTTAACTGAAATCAAAGGGTTAAATGCTAACACGATGGTAGCTTATGACAAAAACCAAGTATTTTTCGGAACTGGTTTAACTGCGGATTTTAACGAAATCAGAGTAAAAGACCAAGATGAAAGTGATTTATCTGGAACTGTAAGAATGAAAGTAGTTTTCACGGGTGGCGTTCAATACGCATACGGAGGAGAAATCGTTCTATACAGAGCATAATTAATAACATAAAGGGCTATTAATTTAGCCCTTTTTAAAACCTTATAAAATATGGCGTGTGATATTACACAAGGAAGGCTTAAAGTATGTAAAGATGGTGTTGGGGGAAACTCTAAACTTTATCTTTATAATGGCTTAGAAGATTCTTTCACGGTTGCAGCGGGTTTAGCTACCGCAATAAACCCATTATTAACAGCAGCTTATGAGTATGAACTTGAAGGAGATGGCAATATTTTTGCTGAAAATAAACCTTCGGACAGAAATACAGGAACTGCAATTAACACACAAACGCTTACTATTGTTTTGAAGAAAACAGATGCGGCGACAAGTGCAGAATTTAATTTATTAACGGCTGGTTATTCTATGGCGGTTATTAAAACAAGAAACGGAGAGTATAAAGTTGTTGGAATTGACGATGCAATTGATTGGACTGTTGATTCTACTTCGGGAGGAGCAAAAGCAGATTTAAACGGATATACTTTAACAGGTGTTGCAACTTGCAAAGAGTTTGCACCAAGTTTAGATCCTGCAACTATAACAGCATTTTTAGCTTTAGTAGTATAAACTTTATTATTTTAAATTAAAAAAACCCTTAACTTATGTTAGGGGTTTTTCTATTAAACTATCAATTTTAAATCTACCTTTTTCTGAAAAATTAATTTCAGAAGTTAAGACTGAATTATTAAACAATGTTTTAAAATCTTTAATATCGTGCTTTAAAATAAACCCTTTTATAGCTTTATTTATTTCAAGCAAATCTTTTTGCATTTCGTTAATTTCCATAATTTATTTATTTAGTTAGTCAAATATATAAAATCTTTGTAACAAAAGCGCAAAAAAATAGTTTTATATATATGAAGGTAGTAAATCCAAATAATACAAACCACGATATTAAGCTAATAAGTAGAGTCTATCCAGTTGGAACTTTAGATTTATTACTTTATAACGAAAGTACACAAGTCGAAACAAGTGTAACTAATACTTACATAGTTCAAGACGGCTTTTTAAACCTAAATTTTGACTTTACTTTTGTGGAGGGCGATAAGTTTCAAATAAAAATATTAGAGCTTACAGACGTTATTTATAGAGGTAAGCTAATTGCAACCGCAGAAGAAACGCAAACATATTTAAACGATAATAACGAGTATTACTATGAGTAATGATATAAGAGTATTTCAATTAAACAATTATGTACGACCAAAACTACAAGAAAATAAATCTAAAGGTTGGGTATTAAATGGTAGAAACAATTCATTTTACCAAGATTTAATTGATAGAAAAAAAGGAAGCCCTACACATTCTACGATATTAAATTCATTTAATAACTTACTTTATGGTAACGGAATCAGCGCAAAGAATGTTCAAAATAATATGTCTGATTTTTTAAAGTTCAAAACCATTTTATCGAACAAAGATTTAAGGCGTATAATTGCAGACTTTAATTTATACGGCGAGGCTTCGATGTTTGTTGTGAAAGATAAAAAAGGAGATATTTCTAAAATAGAACACGTTGCAAAAGAAAAGATTGTTCCAAGTATAGAGAATGAAGATGGAGAAATTGAATCTTATTTCTTTTGTAAAGATTGGAGCAACACAAATAAAAACCAACCCGAAGAATTTAGTGCTTTTGGAACTTCAAATGATGCAATAGAAATTTATTGTATTAGCCCTTACAATGCAGGAAAGAATTATTTTAGTGATCCAGACTATTTGGCGGGGATTCCTTATGCGCAAATGGAAGAAGAAATAGCAAATCTATACGTTAATTCTATTAGAAAAGGTTTATCAGCTGGTTACATTATAAACGTACCAAATGGGAATAGTTTAACAGAAGAAGAGAAAGAAGGATTTAAAAAGCAGATAGAAGAAAAATTAACAGGCTCGCCAAACGCAATGAGTTTTGTATTGTCTTTTAATGGTGTAGATGCTGAAATTACAGTAACACCGTTCCCAGTAAATGAAAATGTGCATAAGCAATGGGAATTTTTAACAGGAGAAGCAAAGCAACAACTTTTAACGGCTCACGCTATTGTTAGCCCTATGTTATTTGGTATTAAAGATAGTACTGGTTTAGGTAATAATGCAGACGAATTAGACACGGCAGAGGCTCAGTTAATGAAGCGTGTAGTACAACCTAAACAAAGATACATTTTAGAGGCTTTAGATGACATATTAAATGCTTACAATATAAACTTAAACCTTTTCTTTGTTCCTTTAACAGACTCAACGCAAACTACTGATGTGGCTATGAGTTCGCACGTTTGTTGTAGTGATGAAAAAAAAAAGACTGATTTAGATTTATTCATAGAATTAGGAGAAGATCAAGATATTGAGGGCTACGATTTAGAAAGTGTTACGCCTGTTAATTATGAAGAAGAAGATTCTATAAAATTAGCAACTGAAACGGGAATAGCAAGGAGTAATGCTAAATCTAAATTTGATACAGAATTTTCTTTAATTCGTTATAGATATGCGGGCAATGAAGCACCAGAAAGAGAATTTTGCAAAAGAATGATGCAAGCAAAAAAGATTTACAGACGTGAAGATATTGACTTAATGGGAGAAAGGAATGTAAACCCAGGATTTGGAAAGCACCCAAACCCAAATAACCCCTATTCAATATGGAAATATAAGGGCGGTGGTTTATTAAGCGCCTCATACGTTGGCGGAACTTGCAAACATTATTGGGAAAAGTTAACGTATCGACAAAAAGGAACAAAAGTTGACGTCAAAAGTCCTATTGCACAAGACAATGCAAAGGTAGATAAGGCAAATGGAATAGCAGGATTAACACCACACAGTAGATAATTATGGAATATTTATTAATTGACCCAGCAAAAATAAGCAAAACCACTATTTTAGGTGGTAATGTTGACATAGATAGATATAGATATTGTATTTATAACGTGCAATTATTAGTTATTGAACCGCTTTTAGGTACTGAATTATATAATAAGATATTAGCAGATAAAGAAGCCAATACTTTAACAGGTTTGTACTTGGATTTATACACTAAATTCGTTAAGCCTATCCTTAAAAGCGAAGTTATAGCACAATATTTAGAGGTTGCTCCGTACCTTGTTACTAATGGGGGTGTCTATAAACACACAGCAGAGAATAGCGAAATAGTAGACAAGCAAGAAGTTCAATTTTTAGCTGGTAAATATCACGCAATGGGACAGGCTTTAATTCAAAGATTTGAAAAGTGGATATGCTATAATACAATTCCAGAATATAAGACTTGGCAAGATGAAGTAAATGCAAGTAAAAATATTAAAACGACAGGCGGTTGGTATCTATAACACAAGGGAGAAATAGAGTATGTAAAGACGGAATAGGTGGACTTGCAAAAGTTTACTTATTTCCTTATGTAAAATATTCACGTTCCCAAATTATACTAAATAGTAATATATTAGTTACATATCCAGACACTACTATTTATGAATATGAGCTAAACAACAACCCAAGTTTAACACAAAGCCAAAGCGAGGAAAACGGGAGTAAATTTTTTGATTTAAGTATTAGTTTAGAATTAGAAAACGAAAACCCGAATGATTTTAATAAGATATTAAAAAAAGATTACAATGTAATTGTAAAAGATAGAAATGGCAATTATAGATTTTTAGGCAATAGGAACGGTTTAGAATGCGATGGAATAGACTTTACAACAGGAAGCGGTAAATCAGATTTTAGCGGTGTTAAATTAGACTTTAAAGGAAAAGAAGAAAAGGAAGCTTGGTTTATTAATGATTTAGGCGATGCAGGATTTTCAATATTTGATAACTATTTATTGCAAGAAGATGGATTCTTTTTATTACAAGAAAATGGATTTAAAATTATATTATAATGGCAGATAAGAAAATAAGTGAATTAGCGATTGCAACCATTCCCTTAGCAGGAACGGAAGAAATACCAATTGTACAGGGTGGCATAACTAAAAAGACTACAATTGATAGTATTTTAGAAAATTCTGAACCTATAGGTAAGATAAGAATAGTAGATAAGTTAGGCGAGTTTTTTACAGATTTAGCAACCGCAAACGCTTATGTAAGTTCATTCACTTTA